TTACTTCCGACCTCGGCTTGTGCCGCCTTACGGGGCGGCGTGTGTTTGTTTGCGACCTTGAGATTGCTGCCTACTGCAACGGCTTGTAATCCTCTAGGGAGATCTTCTGCATATCTATAATCTGATCCCACTCATACTCCTCTTCTTGTCGGAAGAGATAGATCGCCTCGTCATGGTTGCGGACCTTGTAGTCCTGCCACCCGCCATAGCCAAATGATGACTGGAAGATTATTCTTACCCAGTATTCATCTTGTGACTTGATGTCATCAGACTGCATGAGTGGATACTTGCTCTTGAGCGGATACTTGATTTTGCTCATTTTCTCTCTTTGGGTTGTGCCGCGTTACGGCGCGGCGGTTCGAGGTGTCTGCCTCGTCAGCACCGGGAGACAATCCCCGGATAGACGGTCTTACGGGACCGTTTCGGCTTAATCGACCCATCCCATTTCTTGGCATTGCTCAAGCCAAGCCTTGCGGTTTGCCTCCTGTGATGCTTCTTCAAGCAAGGAGCAAGCCTCCCACACGAGATCAAACGCCTTTCCGAGTGGTCCAAACTCAAGCGATGGCATCTCGGCAGTTAGGAGATTCATTGCGTTGCGTATCTCACACTCTGTTTTCATTAACAGGAGGTGCTGCTCTTTCATGGTCATTTCGTTGTCGCTCATTGTTTCTCTCGGTTAGGTTGTGCCGCGTTACGGCGCGGCGGGTGATTTTTAGCGGGTTGCTTTTGGATTCCAGTTCAGGTTGGTATCGACAGCGCCAAGATATTCGAGGCGTGGATTCTCGCTCTGGTAATTTCTCCAGACGTGCGCTTCGCTGCCGAAGTAACGACCGCTTTCTTTGTCTTTGTAAACAACGCAGCGAGTTGAAAACCGCTTTGCTCTATCTTTGGCGTTGGCGATTGCTCCGGTGAGGCTGAAAGTGTTGGCGTATGCTTCTGAGTTTGTCATCGTTTCTCTCTGTTTGTGGTGGGCTGCTGCCCGTTTGACTTGTGACCAATGTCGGATTTTTTTTTGACTTATCCTATCCCTTCACAAACACTTCACACAAATAGATCACTCAACATGGAATGATCGGTTCGGTGGATAAGATGCGCCCAGATTGTCTTGAACCAATCGCGCTCTCGCGTTTAGTATTGACTCGGCTGATGCGACAGGTGTCCGTGGTTATGGAAGCGGAGCCGTCTGAGGCGCAGGAGGTCAACCGGAACACGTTGGGGATGCAGGCAACGAATCCCGAACAGCACACAGGGGCAGCGTTCTTCCGGCTCTATATATAACCCCTGTTGTACCCTTTTGACATTTAGGGTTGGCACACCGTATCCTGAAAGACAAAACAAAACAAATCCAAAAAGAAGCCATACACGGCACATGGCGAAGGATTGACTCGGACTGCCGAGAGAGGCTACATTGATAGAATGAATATGGAAACACTTAAGCCCAGCCAGATCGACGCAAAGGCGATTGGCTATATACAGAGAAGGCTAAAGAGAACGCTCACCTACAACGAGAAGGTAGCGCTCGTCGGCAACATCGAGCCGGGTTCAGGGAAGGAGTTTAAGGATACCGTGGACTTCTGGTTTGAGCATGGGCTGTCGTTCGAGGGCAGAGATAACATGGAGGACTTCCGTACCAACTACCTGACGCGGTGTGCTGACCGTAGAGAGCGCGAGTGGGCAAAGGAAAAAGCAGAACTACACAACACCAAGATCATTGACCTTTTCGACGTTAGGATATGAGGCAGAGATGCTCTGCCACAAGATTACCGGGTTGTCCATCGCTCAATGGGAGCAGTCTATAAAAGCCCGTAGGCAACGCGCCCTGCGTTCTGGGAAACTGCATGGGCTACCTATCAGCCAACACCAACGAGACGAGTGGATAGCCTTATACGACCTCGCACCAGAGGACTTTGAACTAATCTGCATCAACAGGGAAGGCGGCTACGAGCAGAACGCCGTTGTTAGATCAGAGAACAAGGCTCGCTCCGAACTGGGAGACGCAGCCAGACCCGGTGAGGCGCTGCCAGTACCAAACGTGGAGGACATCTCCGATCATTGGTGGTCCTATTACGACCGCAATCAGAAAGCCCAGACGCCGCGCTGCACAAGCAGGCTCGGTTACAGGCTTAGAAACAGGCTCGAACATAGATGACCGCGCAGGCGTTATATTGACATGGAAAAGATCAAGCCACACCCGCCGGAGCAGATACCCGTTGCGGCACTTGTACCACCAACCGTACTACCTACGATGATTAAGAAACTACTCGACCGCCTGAAAGAAGCATCTACATGGGCAGGTCTTGCCATCATCGCCCAGTTCTTGCCAATTGGCATTGAGGAATTGCAGCTAATCTGGGAAGCCATCACAGCCCTCGCCGCCGTTGCTGCCATGTTGATCCCAGAAGGCAAAGACAAGCAAGAATCCGAGCAAGGATGAATGCCCCCGAGTACATCATCCTACATACGCTCGCCTTTGATGGTGAGGCAGGTATTGATCGGGTCCGGCGTTGGCATCTCGACAAGGGATGGTCTGACGTTGGATACCACTACCTGATACGCAGGAACGGTGCGCTCGAAACAGGAAGGGCAGAGGACGAGCAAGGCGCTCACGCGCTCGGATACAACAGCCGAAGCATCGGTATCGCCTTCGAGGGTCACGGAGACCACGAGATGTGGACGCTGCCGCAGGTGTTGCAGGCTGTCAAACTATGCGACCGCCTCTCTGAGCTGTACGGCATACCGCCACACAACATACTCGGACACCGCGAGACGGGAGCCAAGAAAACCTGCCCCGGCACAAAGATTGACATGGATGCTTTCCGCGCCTTGTTCTTTCATTGTATACCAGAGGACGTATGAGCAAGAGAGTAAAGATCGCTGACCTGAAGTTCGACCCTGAAAACGCTCGCGTAAGAACGGCAAAGGGCGAGGCGATGATACAGGAATCCCTACGGCAGGTCGGAGCGGCGCGATCCATCGTCATCGACGAGGACGGGATCATCCTTGCAGGGAATGGCACCGTTGAAGCAGCGGGTCAGATCGGCATTGACAACGTGGTCATCGTCGAAGCCTCTGGGGACGAGATTATTGCCGTACGCCGCAAGGGACTGACCGACGAGCAGAAGAAGAAACTGGCGTACTACGACAACCGCACAGGCGACGAAGCCGAATGGGACATGGAGCAAGTGGCTCGTGACCTTTTGGGCGGGTATGATTTCCTCGACGAGTTGTTTGATGACATCCAAGTGCCAGAACCGGAGAAGGAAGGCACAGACGAATTGCCCGAAGATCCAGCCGAGGTGCTACGGGAGAAGTGGGGCGTGGAGTACGGCGACCTGTGGCAGATGGGACCGCATCGGATTTTGTGCGGAGACAGCACGAAGAAGGAGGACGTTGATAGGCTGCTTGATGGGGCAACGCCGAACCTAATGGTTACAGACCCGCCGTTCTGTATAGGTAGTCGAACAGGTCAAGCCATGCCAGTTCTTCGGGCGCTTCTTCGCCTGCGGACCATCTGGGCCGAAGCATGGAAGTTGTTTTCTGGGAACGTGGCTTATGTGTGGCATGCGGACCGCTTTAGTAAAACGGTTTGCCAATCCCTTGAAGATGTGGGATTTGAGCCAACTTACCTGTTGATATGGAACAAGAATCGTGCACCAATTGGGCGCGGGCACTACCACCATAAGCATGAACCCTGTTGGTTTGTGAAGCGCAAACGGGCGACAGCCGACTGGATTGGTGGCAGAAAACAAAACACCGTATGGGATATTGATCTTCCATCAAGAGGAAACGACACCTCACACGGAACACAAAAGCCCCTTGAGTGCATGGCCCAGCCCATCCGAAACCACAAGGGAGACGTATACGACCCCTTCGTGGGTTCAGGCACCACCCTCGTCGCCGCCCACAACGAAGGCCGCACCTGCTACGCGATGGAGATAGACCCAGCATACGTGGCGGTGTGTATTGAGAGAATGGCACAACTGGGGTACGATCCAGACAAAGTTGAAAAATTGGAGTCCTAAAAATGGCACTCGATAAGGATCAGATACTGAAGGCGGTGGAGAACAGCGGCGGGTTTGTCTCGCTCATCGCTGATCGTGTGGGGTGTTCCCTTCAGTCCATCTACAACTGGATTGAAAAGGACGAGGACGTAGCGGCTGCAATCAAGCGCGAGAAGGTCAAGCAGGTGGACCACGCCGAGGGAAAACTCCAGTCGCTGATCAAGAAGGAAAACCCTACCGCCATCATCTTCTACCTCAAAACACAGGGCAAGGACCGAGGCTACTACGAACACCGAACGCAGGACATCACCTCTGGCAATCAGCCGATAACGATCAACATGATCCCGGTAGAGCCGCAGCATGACGATTGAGGCGCAATATAATCGTGCCTACACGCCATTCCTGAACAGCCAAGAACGATACACCGTCTTGTTCGGCGGAGCGGGTTCTGGCAAGTCGTATTCCGTGGCTCAGAAACTTGTACTGCGCTGCCTTGCCGATTCTAACGAGCGAATACTGGTAATTCGTAACGTATACCGAACGTGCCGGGAATCGACGTTCCGGCTGCTTGTAGAGGTTGCTGCAACGTACGGCATAACGGCATCAGCCAACCGCTCCGACCTGTCCATCACCTTTCCCAACGGAGCGCAGATCATTCACGCCGGACTGGATGACCCGGAGAAACTGAAGTCCATCGCAGGGATCACCTCAGTCTGGATTGAGGAAGCAAGCGAGGTCAAGGAGGATGCCTTTCGGCAAGTAGACTTGCGACTGCGTGGCGATGTGCCGACCTACAAGCAGGTGACGCTGACGCTCAACCCCACCGATTCACGCCTTTGGGTGCGGCGGTGGCTCGACGAGAACCCCGAGATATTCGTACTGCGGACCACGTGGCGCGACAACGCTTTCCTCGACAAGCAGTACATCGACGTTCTCAAGTCGCTTCCAGAAGACCTGAGAGCCATATACGAGCGCGGGGAGTGGGGCGAGGCGCTCAAAGGTGTCATCTACACCGACTGGAAAACATACAGCGAGGAGCGCGATCCTGACTTCTACGGCATCGACTTCGGGTACAACAGCCCATCTGCCGTGGTAGCCGTGACCGTGACCGATCCCGATGTCTACGTGCGGGAAGTTATTTATCAGAGCGGTTTGACAAACTCTGATCTAATTGCTGAGTTAAAGAAAGCGGTCAGCAATAAAAACCTGCCAATCTACTGCGATGCAGCCGAGCCGGACCGGATCGAGGAATTGATCCGCGAAGGATTGCAGGCGTATAAAGCCGACAAGAGCGTAAAAGATGGTATCGACTTTGTTAAGCGTTATAACATCAACGTCCACGCAGGGTCGCAAAACTTACAGAATGAACTACGGGAATACCGATGGGACGAGGACCGCAAGTCTGGCGAACTAAAGGACGTTCCCCTAAAGCGGCACGACCACGCCGTTGATGCCATGCGATATGCCATCTATACGCACCTGAAAGGCGCAACTAACACTTGGAAGGTCTG